GGAATATCCAAACAACGGGTTCAACAAATATATAAGCGCGAAAAAGCTAGAAATGTTTAGAATTTTTGGCCCTCCCGGAACAGGTAAGACGACCACTCTACTAAACATGGTAGACGAAGCGTTAGCCTCCGGCATACACCCGCATCGTATTTCGTTTCTAGCGTTTACACGTAAAGCTGCAAACGAAGCCAAGGAACGTGCCGCCGCTCGCTTTGGTTTAGATGCAAAGAAAGACTTGGTTCACTTTCGGACCTTGCATTCCCTCGCACTAACCATGACGGACATCCGCCCCGAGCAAGTAATGCAAGAAGTAAACTATAGAGAATTAAGTAAAAAGATTGGCATCTCTTTAGGGGGGTCTAAGAACACTAACTTTGATGATGACGTGCCTTCTATGGTATCAAGTAACGATCCTATTTTAGGATTAATTAACTTAGCTCGCCTACGAAAAGTTAACTTGCGCGACCAGTACAACATTAGCAACCTTGAAGACGACTGGAACACAGTAAATTATGTGGATAAATGTTTTAGAGAATACAAAGAAAAGCTAGGTCTGTACGATTTCACAGACATGTTGGCTCAGTTTGTGTCTGGCAAAAACACGTACTGTCCTGAATTTGATCTATGCTTCTTAGATGAAGCGCAAGATTTAAGTCCGCTACAATGGGATATTGCTCATATACTAGATGAAAACTCCAAGCGTATGTACTGTGCAGGAGACGACGACCAAGCTATCTACCGATGGGCCGGTGCCGACGTCGATCACTTTATTAATTTGCCCGGAGGTTCGGAGACGCTTTCGCAATCATACCGTATTCCTCAAACGGTACATATACTGGCGGAGAATGTCGTGCGCCGCATTACACGAAGATTTCCAAAGCGATACGAACCAAAAAAAGACCGAGGCAATGTGGCGCGTATCAGTCATATAAGTTCTCTGGACATGGCACAAGGGTCTTGGCTGATTTTATCGCAAGCAGGTTATCAACTCCAACCGGTGGCTAGTGACTTGAAATCAAACGGTTATTTGTTTACTTACCGCGGCCATCGGTCTATCAGCGAAAAAATATCTGATGCCGTCAACGGTTGGGAGCAGATGCGCAAGGGTAAAGAAATATCTGGAGAAGTCGCACGTAAGATTTACAGCTACATGTCTACGGGAAATCGTATAACACGGGGTTATAAAAAACTCCGCGATTTAGACGACGACGACATGGTAACGATGGAAGATTTAATTAACAAGCACGGATTACTTGCCGATCCTAAGTTAATATGGTCCGAAGCAATGGATAAGATGCCTGAGATAGATAGGGCATACATCACGGCTATGTTGCGTCGCGGTGAAAAGTTTAATGGTATTCCTCGCATTACAGCGTCCACGATCCACGGGTCAAAGGGTGGAGAAGCAGATAACGTTGTACTGTTCACGGATTTAAGTGCCGCGGCAGATAACGATATGAGAATTAATCCTGATGATATGCACAGAGTTTTCTATGTAGGGGTAACGCGTACCCGACAGAATTTGTATATTGTTGAACCTGAAGACGCGACAAGGAGCTACGATCTATGAATTGTTGGCAATGTAATACCGAATTAATTTGGGGCGGCGACGAAGATTGTGAAATGTTAGATGACACAACGGGTGACGATCATACAATCGTTACTAATCTGTCGTGCCCTAAATGCGAAAGCTTTGTATTAGTTTATCACTCAAAGGAGAAAATAAGTGAAGAAAATGACATGGGATGAATGGAAAGCGCATGAACAATCTAAACGTGCCCAAGAAAAAGACCCTAAAAGAACGGTCAAATTCGAATACGATAAAGAAAATGGTGAAATGGTTCACTGTGGTGATGTAGATCAGGTGAAACATTAATGAAACGCAATGAATTATTAAATAAAGCAGAAACCTTAATTACAGGGGATCGTGCAAAAGACTACGGTGATGCCTACGAAAATCACGGGCGCATCGCTGATGGTTGGAACATTATTATGAATGGAGCTTTAAAGAGCCACGGCTTTTTAACTCCGTCACACGTAACCCTAATGATGGACTGGGTAAAGACGAGTAGGCTCATCGAAACAATAGACCATGAGGATTCATGGATAGATAAGGCGGGATACACCGCTCTGGGTGCAGAGTTTATCGAAAGAGACGCTCGACCTGTAAATAAAATTATTGAGGAAATAAATAATGGCAAATCTACAAATGGCTATGTTCGCTCCAAAAAGTGAGTGGGTTCCACCCCTAGAACTACCCGACATCACAAGTGCCGCTAAAATTGCAATTGACGTCGAAACACGCGACTCAAACCTAAAAAAGAATGGGCCCGGATGGCCTACAGGTGATGGGGAGGTTGTAGGATATGCCGTGGCTATAGATGGTTGGTCTGGTTACATACCCATCCGGCATTACGGGGGCGGTAATTTAGATGAAAAGATTGTAAACCGTTGGCTCAAGAAAGTGTTTGAGTGTCCCGCCGATAAGATCATGCACAACGCACAATATGATCTGGGTTGGATTAAACGCATGGGCTTTACTGTTAATGGACGCATTATTGACACAATGCTTGTAGCGTCGCTCTTAGATGAGAACCGGTTCAGCTACAGTCTGAATGCGTTGGCCTACGAACACTTAGGCAAAACCAAATCAGAGAAAGCGTTGGTTGAAGCCGCACGAGAGTTTGGCGTCGATCCAAAAGCTGAGATGTGGAAGATGCCCGCAATGTATGTTGGCCCATACGCAGAAGTAGATGCTGTACTAACGTTAGAATTATGGAATTACTTTTCCACAATGTTAGGTAAAGAAGACCTATGGAACATAGCTAACATAGAACTCGATCTCCTACCGTGCCTTGTTGATATGACAATGCGTGGCGTTAGAATAGATGTGAACCGCGTCGAACGGACCAAAGACATGCTTTTAAAGCGTGAAAAAGAAGTGATGAAAGAAATTAAACGCATTACAGGGTCTAGTGTTGAAATCTGGGCGGCACAATCTTTGTCTAAAGCGTTCGATAAATTAGATATAACTTATCCAAAAACAGAAAAAGGCGCTCCATCGTTCACGAAACAGTTTTTAAACGAACATGCGCATCCAGTCTCTAAGTTAATTGTGGAAGCCCGTAACCTGAACAAAACGTCTGGTACGTTTATTAACACAATCATAAAACATTGTAGAGCTGATGGACGCATACATTCGCATATAAACCAGATTAGATCAGATGATGGGGGAACAGTCAGCGGTAGAATTTCAATGTCCAACCCTAACCTGCAACAAATTCCGGCTCGCGATCCAGAGCTAGGGCCTATGATCCGCAGTCTGTTCTTGCCAGAAGAAGGAGACCAGTGGGCGGCCATCGATTACTCGCAACAAGAACCACGCATCTTGGTTCACTACGCACATGTCTATGGCAAAACGCGCGGTATTCCGCTCGAAGGTGCGGCCGAGTTTGTCGAAGCATACAACACGGACCCCGCAACAGACTTCCATACCATGGTTGCGGAGATGACAAACATCCCCCGTAAGCAAGCAAAGACAATTAATCTCGCGCTAATGTATGGCATGGGTGTAAATAAAATGGCTGAAAGCTTAGATATTACAGTCGAAGAAGCCAAAAAACTCGTCAAACAATACCACAACCGCGTTCCGTTCGTTAAGGGACTGATGACAGGTGTAATGAATAGGTTAAACGAAAACTCTTCGGCGGGTGCTTTGCGCTCATTAGGGGGCCGTAAGTGCCGCTTTGACATGTGGGAACCCGATACGTTCGCAATGAACAAAGCCCTGCCTTACAGGGAAGCTGTGTCCACCTACGGGGCCACTACGCGTTTGAAAAGGGCCTACACATATAAAGCGCTGAACAGGTTGATCCAAGCGTCGGCCGCGGACATGACAAAAAAAGCAATGGTGGCTCTTTATAAAGAAGGTCACCTTCCGTTAGTGCAAATCCATGACGAAATTGCTATGTCTGTGAAAAATGTTGACGAAGCTAATGAAATAGCTAAGATAATGGAGAATGTTCTTCCGTTAGAGGTTCCCAGTAAATGTGATGTTGAAATGGGACCATCTTGGGGCGAGTCCATGTAGTTTTTTTCTGCTCGACAAAACTACTCCTGTGGTTTGTCCTACTTCCCCAGTTCTTACACCCAAGAACTGGGGTTTTTTCTTGCGTTATTGTATATTCTCCTATAATATCGTAGATGTACCGGTGGATCGGAGAGATAAAATGGATACAACACGTTGGAAAAGTGTACTTGTACCACGCGAAGTATACGAAGAAATAAAAAAGCTGTCTAAATCAGAAGGCAGAACAATCGGAGGGCAACTTCGTCTGGTTTTTGACTGGTACAAAGACGCTCAAACCGCGGACCACGAAGCTGTAATTGATGACAATGCCGAGTCGCGTTGAAAATCCAATACATCAAAGGTTGATGCAAAATAGGTGCCCTAAATGCGAACAAATACTACAAGTAGTTGAAAAAACAGATGAAAAGCTTGTGAGAAAATGTTCTACATGTCGCCTAACAATCGAAGACGACCCGAAAACAGCAGAATATCCGCGTTAGGTATGCGATTTAGTATTGCTTATCCCATATTTACGTGTATTATCGACCGTGCAGCTTATAACTGCACTCCGTAGTAAAAAAGCCCCCAGTTCGCTTGCCCGCGACTGGGGGCAACTTTTTTGGAGATTAAAATGGCAGACTTTGTAAATGGCCTAATGGCTAAAAAACCCCATGAAAAAGCACCTGATTTTGTTAAGTGTAATCTTAGCATAAAGCGTGTAGACTTACTCGCATGGTTGTCCGATCAAAATGACGATTGGATTAATGTCCAAGTCAAGGAAAGCGGCCGCACTGGAAACTGGTACGCGGAAATTGACACATGGAAACCCAAGGAGGGGTAAATGAAGCGTGTCCTGCTACAAGAAACTGAAGAAGAAATTAGAGATGATTTCTTGTGGTCCATGGAATGTACGCACGATCTTATCCAAGAAATGACTCTAAGTGACATGAATATGGGAGCCGCACTGGGTGGAATGCTTACGCAAACACTCTCGGCTCTCATGGCTTTTGCCCCAGATAATGATACCGCTATGAAGGTGCTATCG